GATAAAAAAACTTTAGAGGAGGCTGGGGTCGAAGACTTCAATAGTGCACAGGATATCATCTTCATTGACACCATGCTGCGCTATTACCTGAGTATAGACCCTGAACTCCTACCGGACGAAAAATGGGCATGGACCCTCAGCTCGCTCAAAGAGATTAGAAGAATAGAAAAAGAAGCCAATGGACAGCGTACTTAAGTTTCTGATAAAACTGCAGGCCGACGGTGGCAATGTGCTGACAGTGAGCCGGCAGACATCAAACCAGCTGGACGAGATATCGCGCAGGGCACGTGCTACCGGGGCACGCTTGCGCGAGGCTTTTTCGTTTTCTTCACTCAAGAGTTCGCTGATGTCCATTCCCGGTATGGCACTCCTTACCAATCCCTATGCGCTTGCCGCAGGGGCCGTCGGTGCCATCACCAAGATTGGTGCCGAAGCCGAGCAGACTTCTGTGGCTTTCACAACCTTGGTGGGCAGTGAGACCAAGGCCAAGGGCATGCTTGACGAGATTGCGAAATTCGCTGCAGCCTCCCCGTTCGGAAAGCTGGACCTGACGGAGAACGCAAAAACGATGCTGAACTTCGGTGTAGAAACCGGAAGAGTGCTTCCCCTCCTGAAACAATTAGGGGATATTTCCGGCGGAAACAAGGACCGCCTGCAAAGTCTGTCTTTGGTCCTCGGGCAAGTCTCGGCAGCCGGAAGGCTGCAAGGGCAGGATAACCTGCAGTTCATCAATGCCGGCTTCAACCCCTTGCAGGAACTTGCGAAGATGACCGGCAAGTCATACGCCGAGCTTCAGGACAAGATGTCAAAGGGGCAGATTACCTTTGAGAACGTCACACAGGCTATACGCCATGCCACCGGTGCCGGGGGCAAGTTCTTCGGCATGATGGACAAGCAGTCGCAGACGGCAGCGGGAAAATTCGCAACCGTAAAGGATATTGTTATCCAGCAGGCCGTCGATATCTACGGAAAGCTACAGCCCTTGATATCGAAGATACTCGACTTGCTTATCAAAATCGTCCCCGTCATCTCATCTGGGATAATGAAAGTCATCCATGGCATCGAACATGTTATAGATTTTGTTTTGCGGTTCAAGACGGAAATCGGTTATCTTGCAGCGGTCATCGGCGTTGCAGCTGTTGTCTTCAATGCACACGCCATAGCCATGACAGCCTATGCGGCTGTTATGGGGACCGTCACCGCAGCAACAAGGATATGGACCGGCGTGCAGTGGCTTCTCAACGTAGCGATGAGTGCAAACCCCATCGGCCTTATTATTATAGGTATCGCCGCATTGGTCGCAGCTGTCGTTTATTGCTGGAACAAGTTTGCCGGCTTCCGTGCCTTCATTCTTACGATGTGGGACACGCTGAAAGGTTTTGGGAATATCATCAAGGAGTATGTCATCAACCGGTTCAACGATATGCTTTCCGGGCTCGGTAAACTCGGTGAGGCTCTCCGGAAACTTTTCACGGGTGACTTTAAAGGCGCAGCCTCCGCAGCCGCGGAAGGTCTCAAGAAACTATCCGGTGCAGAGAGTGTAGCCAAGGCCGTCAGTAGTACCAAGCAGCTCATCGGCAAGGTCGGCGGGAACTACCAAGCCCACCTACAGAACGAGAGGAACAAGGATAAGAAGAAACAGGCGGCGAGAAGCGGAAACAAAATCAGTACACCGGGGCTTGTCGGAAGCACGGAGGCTGTTGTCTTCGGCAAAGAAAAGCCGGGTAAAAAGAAGAAAGGCCATAAAGGTGGGCGCAAGTCCGCTGAGGAGATAGCCACCGGTGGCACCCGCAACACCTCCATCAACATGCATATCGGCAAATTCTTCGATAATATAAACGTTTACATGAACGACAAGACCGACACGGCGGAACTTGAACGGACTATCCTGCAGAGCATCAACCGAGCGTTGGCCATCGCAACGAGTACGGACAGATGAATACGACACGTTTTTTGCTTGAGAACATGGCCTTGCGGGTCACGGGGGGCAAGGTGCCACCCTATTGGCTGATGGGTAAGACCGTTCTTCGTGAAGTGGACAATAACGACTTTGGCGGACTTCGGGGAATGACCGACGAGGAACTGGAGGACATCGTCCGGACAAACGCTCTCGGAATTCCGATGGTGATGCCGCTGAGTCTCCGGTTGGACGTGGAGGGTGCCGAGGAGTGGCTGCTACCCGAGGAGCCGATGATTAGCATCACTGGACAGAATATCATCACAAGACGGCACGTCAGCAAGGGAAGGCTCAGGGGGAGCATCAAGGAACGTTGGACGCAGGATGACTATACAGTAAAGGTTGAAGGCCTGCTGTTGGGAAGAGACGGACGCTATCCGAAAAACGACGTGGAGCGGCTCCGCCGGTATTGCGAGGCTGGGAAAGTGAAAGTACTTTGCCCCCTGCTGGAGATTTTCGGCATCACGCAGATTGCGATAGAAAGCTGGGATATTCCCTTCACGAGCGGAACGACGAATCAGAACTACGAGATAACGGCCTACAGCGATGACATCTACAAGTTGCTCATCGCTCGGAGGTAGGCTAAAAGGAGGATGACAGATGTACACGATGGGCTACGAAATCAGTATAGGTGACTACCGGCTGGGAATGTTGGACAGTGTGGAAATTCACAAAAGTGTGGAACTGCTGGCCGACGTGGCAACGATAACGCTACCCAGTGCGGAATACAACACGGCACTTGACGTGGAGGGAAAGATTAATCGCGGTGACGCTGTGAGTATTAAAATAGGCTATACAGAGGAGGGACTGAAGGAAGAATTCAGAGGCTGGCTGCAGCGGATTTCAACGGATGGAGGGAATATAAAACTGTATTGCGAAGACGATCTTTTTTCGTTCCGGAAAGAGTTGAAAAATGAAGAACTCAAGAAGGTTCCATTGGAGCAGTTGCTGAGAAAGGTCGTCCGTGGTGTGGGAAAGAACTACAATATAGACTGTTCCTACAAATGGACGTATGCAAAGTTCGTTATTCATGCGGCTACGGGTTACGACGTGCTGAAGAAAATACAGGAGGAATGCGGCGCGGATATCTATCTGAAGGACGGGACGCTGCACGTGCATCCTCCGGGGGCCGTGGTGGGCCGTGAACGGTATTACGACTTTGCACAGAATGTGGAACAGGAGGACCTCACTTACAGGAATGCTGCTGACAAGCGAATCAGGGTCGTAGTGAAGGCCAACATGCCTGACGGCACCGTAAGGGAAATCGAGGTAGGATCGACGGGTGGTGAGAAAGTAGAGATAAAATGTGCCACTTCGGACGAGGCAAGTATGAGAATGCGTGGTGAGTTAGAAATTCGACGGCGCAGTTTTGACGGCTACGACGGGAGCATCACCACCTGGCTGATACCGGAATGTGTTCCTGGAGACAGTGCAGTCCTGCACGACGGAGACTATCCGAAAAAGGATGGCACGTACTTCGTCAGGAGCGTCACGACGACCTTTTCACGGGAAGGCGGGAAGCGGAAGATAGAATTAGGTTTTAAATTGAGTTGACAAAAATGGACAGATACAAAGAATTGGCAGAAATGCTCAGACTGACACGCGGCAACCCCGGGCGGATAACACTGGCACAGGGTATCGTGACGAAAGTAGAAGGTGAGCTGTGTGACGTAAAAATGGGAAGCCTGACGGTCACGGATGTAAGGCTCCGGGCTTCGGAGGTTTCAAGAGATGATGACATGCTGGTGGTACCGCGGATTGGTTCGGCTGTGATCGTGGGTAGCTTGTCCGGGGATATGTCGCAGCTGGTGGTGTTGGCTGTGGATAGTGTAGAAAGGGTCATCATCAACGGAGGAAAACTCGGCGGGCTGGTGAAGATTGACTTGCTGACGGCGAAAATCAATGAACTCGTAAAGGCATTCAACACCCATATACATACCGCCCCGAACGGACCGACAACAGTTCCGACCATACCAGCTGCAGAACTCAAGCGGGCGGATTACGAGGATGAGAATATCAAGCATTAAACATAAAGCGTATGAAAGGACTGTTGCTGACGGACATGGAACTGGTACCGAGCGTGAAGAAAGATGCGCACGGATTTATCACCACTGGGCTACCCATAGGCGATCCGACAAGGCAAAACCAAGCCCTGATACTGGCACTACATAAAGGGGAACTCAAGGAGTATCCGCAGATAGGTTGTGGAATCAGCGACATGCTGCAAGACAACGACCCGCTGTATTGGCGTAGCCTTATCCGCGAGCAATTGGAGATGGACGGACAAAAGGTGAACGGCATAAGGCTGACACTGAAAAGTATAGACATTGACGCAACATATTAAAATATACAATAATGATAGAACATTTTTTACAAAAACTTTTTGAAGCCCTCTCCACAGTGTGGGGCTGGCTTCTGTGTGCAGTTTTGCTGCTGATGAATTTTATCGTAGGTTATGAGAAAATGGTGGGCTTCACGGCCATGGCAGTCATACTCGATGCGATTTGGGGCATCGCGGCAAGCCTGATGCAGAAACGCTTCGCGCTGAGCGGGCTGGCGCGCGACACTTTCGCCAAGCTCGCCGTGTACGGCACGGCCGTTTTTATCTTTATCCTGATAGATAAATTGGTGGGTGTTGGTAGCGGGTTGACCACCGGAGTTATCTGCATCGGAATCATCCTGGTGGAACTCTGGAGTACGGCAGGCAGTATGCTGATCTGCTTCCCGAACATGCCTTTCTTGAAGATTCTGAAGAAGGCACTGGCGGGCGAGATAGCAAGTAAACTGAACGTGCGCCCCGAAGATGTGACAGAGGCCTTGGAAACCTTACATGCAAAGAAAGTATGAGAACTATCAAATACATCGCCGTGCACTGTACGGCCGACTCACAACACACCACTATCAAGGAGCTGCAGCAGGAGTTCAAGCGCAAAGGGTGGAAGAGTCCGGGCTACCACTACGTGGTGGCTGCCGACGGAACCATCACGCAGCTACTCAGTGAAGAAAAGCCCAGCAACGGCGTGAAGGGCTATAACAATGTGCTGATTAACGTGGCTTATATCGGCGGTATAGATGCCGAAGGCAAGCCCACGGACAACCGCACCGCGGAACAGAAGACTGCCCTGCGCACGCTACTGAAGCTGCTGCACGGGAAATACCCGACAGCGACCATTCAGGGGCACCGCGACTTCTCGCCCGACCTCAACCATGACGGGCGGATTACGCCGGGCGAGTACATAAAAGCCTGCCCGTGCTTCGACGCGAAGGCAGAATATGCAGATATCTAATCTAACGACAGACGTATGAAAACAGCGAAATTCTTTTTGTGGCTTATCCTGGCGGCATTTGCCTGTGCAGGATGCTCCCACAAGGTGTATGTGCCGATGGAGAATGTCAGCCGCGACACGCTCCGCATCGTCAGCCATGACACGGTGAAGATAACCGGGCGTCTTGTACCCGTTTCCCTTCCACTGCCCGAATATTACAAGCAGCAGGTAACACGAGATACAAGCTCCGTACTGGAGAACGGCCTGTACCGATCGGTGGCAAGTCTCCACGACGGCATGCTGATACATACGCTTGAAAATCTGCCGGGAGCAGCAATCGAGGGAATGGCAGCGGTGCATGACACTATCCGTATAACCACACGTGACAAGGAGCATAAACACTATAGGGAAAAGCCCAAAGTCGTTTACAAGGAAAAGGAATTGAGCTGGGTGGAAAAAGCGGCTATGAAGACAGGCTTCGTAACATTCTGCCTGGCATTGATATCGGTTGTTTATTTTGTTGTAAGATGGAAGTTGAAGTAAAGGACGGTCAGACACTGGCGGACATTGCCATACAAGAGACAGGTACTGCTGATACCGTCATGGACTTGGCACGACTGAACGGGATAAGCCCTGCAGCGAAACTGGAGGTCGGACAGCGGCTGCTGTTGCCCGATGTGCCGAACAAGCGCATGCAAGCTTATAGTAAGACCAATGACATCTCTCCTGCCTGTTCACTGTCTGCGGAGACAGAACAGGAACATGGCGGTATTTCGGAGATGTGCGTGGGTGTGGACTTTGAAATCCAGTAAAGACGGGACAGCAATAACAAAACAGAATATGAGAACAATAGCGGAAATCAAGGAAAGCATGATGACGGATTTCATGCACAATAACGACCTTGCAAAGGCATACGGCTTCGAGGTTGGGACCGACTTCTATGGAACCTTCAGCCGGGTGAGCGTGGAGAGTCTGCTGCTATACATCGTTGCGGCAGCGGTTTGGGTGCTGGAAAGTATTGTGGCCGACTATAAGTCGGAGGTGGAACACCTTATCGAAGCCGAGACTCCGCACCGCGCAAAATGGTACCGGGACCGCACGCTGCGGTTCATGCATGGGCACGAGTTGCAACAGGACACCGACCGATACGACACGGAGGGAATGACAGAGTCGGAGATTGCCCAGGCAAGGGTGGTTAAGTATGCCGCAGCCTCTGAAAGCCCTGATTCTTCAATTCTGATCGTAAAGGTCGCCGGAGAAAAAGACGGCCGGCGAAGCCCCTTGGACACAGAAACAGAACATGAGGTTTCAGCTTATCTTGCAGAGATAAAGGACGCGGGAGTAAGGATTAGCCTGGTCAACCGCAAGCCCGACCGGTTCGACTGCGAGCTGGATATCTACTACAATCCCGTACTGCTGCCTTCGTCGGTAGAGGAAAACTGCCGGGAGACTATCGGGAACTACATAAGAAACCTGCCTTTCAATGGTGAATATACGAACATGGCACTGACAGACGCACTGCAAGTGGTAGAGGGTGTGAAAATTGTCGAACTCAAGACCGCATACGCGCAGGCAGAGGAAAACGGGAAAAGAGACCTTATCAATGCCAGGTATGTGCCGGCGGCAGGCTATTTCGAGGAAAGAAGTATCACGATTAACATGAAAGCGTACTGACCATGCAGCGGACAGACTTTAAACGATTAGCCGTTGAGCTACTTCCCGTATGCCTGAGAAAGCCTGTAATGACCAGCCTACTGAGAAGCCTCATGCAGGGAATAGTTATTGCCTACATGGAATTCCTCTCATGGAAGGAAGAACGGGATTACGAGATAAAGCACAATGGGCAGGTATGCCATCTACGTGGAATGCTGAACGATGCCTTCGACCCTATCCGACGCAAAATTACGATTACGGATACGGAAGAGAAAGAGACAGACCATGTCTTTATCTTCCAGCGAGAGACAGCACGTGTCAGACGGCTCCGGCACAGGAAGGCCGAACTTCCCGTCATCATCAACGTCCAGGGCTTCGGCGGTGCAGCCGGCAGTAACTTCACCGTGAACGTACCGATGGAGGTGGCGGAGGAGGCAGACATGGCTCGACTGCGCGCCATGGTGGACGCCTATAAGTTAGCAGGGAAAAAATGGACAATGAACTATCAACGAAATATAGAAGAAAATGAAAACGGTAATAGCAAATTTTTTGCAGCAGCCAAACAGGGACTTTCCCTTGGACTGTGAGACGATGGATGCCATGCAGATGAATACGGCCCTTGTGGCCGTGCTCGGGAATATTGCTGGCGACAAGTCAGTACTGACCGGCTGTCGGCCTGATGAAGCCGGAACCAGTGTCGGTGAAGGGTATGTATTCGTTAAGACGAAGGATTTCCCCGATGGTGAGGTGCTCTATTTCGAGGGTGGTAGTGTGACAACAGGCGTTCACGTTCAAACAGAGGATATCGGTGTGCAGGCACAGGGCTACAGCTACCCGAAGGCTTATGTGCGTCGGATACTTGCAGCCGGGCTCGGTACGGAGAATTTCAAATGGGAAGATTTTAAATACATCAAGACCAATACGGAACTGGAGAAACTCATCGCTGAGCTTAGGAAGAAGCACGAAGAGGACCTTCAAAGACTTGCACCGTCACCCCTGGGCTGCGTACAGATGTGGGCCGGGAAGAACGTCCCCGACAACTACGTGCTCTGTGACGGGAGGCAACTGAAAACGGAGGATTATCCGGAACTTTCCACTGTGCTGGATGGAGTGTTCAATACGGCAAAATCGGCTTCGGGAGTCCCTTACAGGACGAATGTGGGATACTTCCGCGTACCTGACTTGCGGGGGCGGTTTATCGTCGGACAGGACGAGACCGACGAGGAATACAATGTTCAGGGACTCACAGGCGGTGAGAAGATGCACAGGCTGACAACCGATGAATTGCCGGCCCATAGACACGTCTTCACGGATGACAGTAATGCAAACAATGCGAGTTTCCCAATAGCAGCAGAGTTGAGAAACGAAGGTGTGACCGAAGCTGGAAAGACTTTTAAACCAGATATGGCATCGTCGGATAACCAAGGAACATCTGCATCAAAAGCTGGCGGTGGTTATGCCTACCTAACAGGCTACACCGGTTTGAATGGGCAGCATGAGAACCGTCCACCCTATTACGTGCTTGCCTACATCATGCGAGTGAAATAAATTAATTAATGACGTTCAAATAACATTAAAACATCAGTCAAATGGCGATAACAAGCATATCACAACTGAAGGAGTGGTTCCGCAGCGGAAAATATCCCACGGGACAGCAGTTTGCATCCCTTATGGACAGCTTTATCCACAAGTCAGATTCCATTAGGGTGGACAACGTGAAAAATCTGCCGGAATTCCTCAATGAAAAGTTCGACAAGAAGCAGGGTGACAGTCTACGCAGGGAACACGATATCCTGCAACGGGCCTTTGACCTGTTTAAGGCTGCTGGAGACCTGACGGAATTCTACAAGAAGACGGATACCTACTCGAAACAGGAGGTAAACGAGAAGCTGTCTGCTATCCCGAAGATGAGTTATAAGGCTGTTGATGCCCTGCCTTCAAATCCTGCCGAAAAGGTAATCTATGTCCTGCAACATGGAGAAAACTGGACTGAAAACATGTTCACTGACGGGAAGTGGATTACCCTTGCGACACATACAGGCATCTATGGTAATCTCGAGAATAAGGTGGCAGACCTGGCGCAGGAAATTGTCGGTATCAATCATCCCCTATCCTTTACACAGGGTTATGTGAAAAATACAGGTGATTTGGTTACTACAAGTGGTGTATATCGGTTCAGTCAACTTCTTCCTGTAAAGACGGGAGATATTGTTAGGTATAAAGCCTGCGGCAGTGAAAACACATTGGCTCTTGCGGCGTATAGTGGAAATACATGTATCGTTGCGAAGTCTATTGTCGGAAGTAGTCAGATTGTAGAGGCTACATACACCGTTCCTGCGGGGATAGACGGTATAAGACTGACGATTCATACTGGCAGTGTGACAGAGAACGAAGCTTATGTCCGAATTGAAGGCATGCAAGCCGCAGTGGGGAAAATGGAGGGGACACTCGTAAAGAACACGACCGACATCAGTGCCCTCGCCCGTGAATTGCGCGGCATCGTCTACACTATTGATGCGTTCGACATGAAAGAGCAACGCGTCTATGTAAAGGATAAGGCCGTCCATTCCGGTGACAGGGGCTGGGTCTCGCTCAAACTGGCAGGTATTCCGGACGGCACCAAATCTGTAGCGTTACACTATAATTCGCAGTCTTCTGCCACATACGCAATAAGTGCATGGGATAAGAATAATAGTTTCCTTGATGGTGTAGTAATGACAGAAGGTAATAGACAAACGGCGAAATTGACATTGCCCAAAGATACAGCCTATATCATAGCGACATCTACAGTCACGGGGACTACTGATGACAACGATGTCAGACTCAGGATGATTGGGTCGTCAGAAAGTCTGACTGAGCGGGTAAACAGTTTGCAGAACCAGGTGGATAAAGGTGTATCCGCATCTACGCCAAGGAACTATCTCTTTATGAAAAATAGGAATTCAATCAACTTCACCTTTGACGACTCAACGTCGCAGGACAGTGATATCAAGAAAGTCTTTGACGAATTCAATGTAAAATGCGGCTTTGCCATCATCACAGCTTCGGAGAGATATCGAAATTTCCACAACGAAGGTTTTGAACTGCTTGCCCATGGCATAGGGGCTTTCAGTGCAGAAACCATCACTGAGGATACTGTTAGGACTGCAATGCAAAAAGGGAAGTCGGTCGTAGAAAGTCTTGGTGTAGAATGCCACGGGTGGGTAACGCCCTCTTCACAGCTCAAAAGCAACTTTCAGCCCATCGTGTGCGATTACTTCGACTATGGCTACACCATCTACAAAGGGAACGACACCACAGGACAGACGATACCCAAGACCGCGAAGTCATACCAGCTATGGAGAATACATATCGCCACGCTGTTGAAAGACTATCAGCGCATCATTGACGAAGCCGTATCCGAGAATGGTGCCCTCGCTGTATATGGACATGGTTTCGAAATCGGGAACCTGTGGACACTTGATCAGCTACGTACCTTACTTTCCTATTGTAAGGGCAAGACAGAGGTGCTTACGCCGTCCGAAAGTTTCCTGAAGCTGTTCTCAGTCAGGCACAATGAACGTCTTTAATGCGTGGCTGGCGCAGGATAATAATCCGTAAACTTGCAGTTAACCCTCAAAGATTACTATCTGCAAAGCTGCTATAAGCCTTTCCGGGAGTGGACAAAAAGAAAAGCCCCCGGCCTGTTAAAATAGTTGTCTCACTTACTATATAACACAAAACGCCACATGAGCGCAGCCAGGGGCATTATACCCTTTGACCGCTCACGTGGTCTTTTTTGTGTGCATATTATGCGCTATAATAAGTGAGACATTGCAAAGATACAAATTTTATTGAATATGAAGATAATAGACATCTTGAAATTTAACAGGGAGCTGATAAATAGGCTCAAAATGTCCGGTATCAGGCTGGAGGATGCAGAATATGTAGACTTATACACCGATTACACCACATTGTTGGAGCATGGTGAAAAAGTGTCGTATATCGTGGCCAGACTGTCTGAAAAGTATGTGGTAAGTGAACGTAAGGTGTACGGGCTTATCAAACGCTTTCAAAGCGACTGCAAGATGCCTGCAGTATGATTTACGGAAAAAGTTCTTTTCCCTTGCTGAATATAGCGAATTTTGTCATACTAATTTTAGTGAGACAATGAGAAGACAATACCTTTCAGCACCGCTTCCTTTTCAGGGACAGAAGCGGATGTTTGCCAAGGAGTACATCAAGGTGCTCCAACAGTTCCCTGAGAGTACGACTTTCGTAGACTTATTCGGGGGAAGTGGGTTACTGTCACATATCGCCAAGTGTCAGAAGCCGGACTCTACTGTGGTATATAATGATTTCGACGGTTACAGGCTTCGGCTGGAGCATATTCCACAGACGAATGAGCTGTTAGCGGAACTAAGAAAAATCGTAGATGTTGCACGGCACAAGCCTATATTGGGAGAGGTACGTGAACGCGTACTGTCCTGCATACGCAGGCATGAGCGTACCTACGGATATGTTGATTATATAACGCTGTCCTCGTCGGTAATGTTCTCAATGAAATATGCTACCGAGTTCTCCGACTTTGAGAAAGAGACCCTGTACAATAACATCAAGTCTGCCGACTATCCGTCTTGCAGCGACTATCTCGACGGGCTGACCATTACCTCCTGTGATTATAAGGAGGTGTTTGAGCGATACAAGGATGTACCGGATGTGGTGTTCCTCGTCGATCCTCCATACCTGAGCACGGACAGCAAGACCTACAGGATGTATTGGAAACTGTCCGATTATCTTGATGTACTGACAGTCCTCTCCGGGCACCGTTTCATCTACTTCACCTCGAACAAGTCCTCTATCGTAGAGTTGTGCGACTGGATGGGCAGACACCCGAATCTTGGCGACCCGTTCAAGAATTGCCACCGTAGGGAGTTTAACGCCCACATGAATTACAACTCGTCCTATACGGACATCATGCTTTATACGGATGTCGCTTGAATAACATTCTAATACCCTTTGAACGATGAACAAATACTATCAGATACTGGACAAAATTCTGAAGCAAGGAAAGATTCAGACCAACAAGAAAGGCAATATCCGTTACTTGCTCAACGAGCAACTTTCATTGTCGCCTGCCGACCTGCTCGACATATTCGAGAGCCACGGCATAGCCAGAAAGAAACTGAAGAACGAACTTCAACTCTTCATGAAAGGAGAGCGGAAGGTGGAAAGATACCGAGAGGCAGGTATTAACTGGTGGGACTATTGCGGGTCCGTGCTCGTCAATAGTTATCCGACCTACTTTGAGAAGCTACCGCCATTGTTAGCGAGGATAAACTGCGAGAAGCGCAACTCGAAGAATTATGTGCTGTTCCTCGGCGAGACAGGCGCAGAAAGCAACCAGGCTCCGTGTCTCAGCCTGGTACAATTCCAGATTGATGGCGGGGAACTGGTTCTATCGGCCTACCAGCGAAGCAGTGATGCAAACCTTGGGTTGCCAGCCGATATATACCATCTTTATTTGATGGCACGACAGATAGACCTGCCACTGAAAAACATAACGCTGAATCTCGGAAACGTACACATTTACGATAACAATTTAGAGCGAACAAGGCAACTACTTAAAGGTGATGAGAGCGTGAAGTTTGACTTGAATGTTTGAAAAGAATGATAAGAAACAAGAAACGCCCCAGAGAAATCTGAGGCGTTTTTTATATTGGGGGGAACCTAAAAAAGAACATTTCGTTTTACGAGATAGAACGCTTCGTTTTATTTTTTCGGAACGCTTCGTTTTGCGGATTATAGTTTTGTTCTTTTTGTTGCATGTAAGTCAAGACAATCTTCGTATAGATACGCTCATTATGGGAGCTGTACTTTGTGTGTTTTATCTTAAAACGAATGATATAAGGTATTGTATTATTGTGCAT